TCAATTCCCCTTCAGCGCTTCAACCAATCCAGCCTTGCCGGCAGCGCACTCCTTGTACATGCCAGCCAGCTCGATATCCATCAATAGCAGCTCGCCCATGTCGACCTTCTCCGGAACTGGCGGCATCGGCGGACACAACTGCAGCAGGCCGGCGTCAATTCTTGCGGGCTGACTCGAGGAGCACGCGGCCAGGCTCAGGAACAATGCAGTCGCGATAAATAGTTTCACGCAGCACCTCCGTGCGGCCTTGCTGGTAGATGGTCTTGTTCTCGACGCGAATGCCGGCGATAGCCTCAAGCGTCTTGCCGGATATCTCGTTCACCAGGGCAGCAGCGGCCTCCTGTGCCTGGCGGTCGCGCTCTAGGTCATAGGCGACCTTCCAGGCGTGCACTTGCCAGCCGACGGCGAATGACAGCGCGGCAAGCGCCACATAGACCATCGCGCGCAACTGAACTCCGGTCAGGCCGAACATGTGACCTCCTCCATCGCCTGCTCGTAGAGTGCATCCCATGTGCGCCGATGCGGCTTGCCCGGTCGCCAGACGCGCAGGTAAAGATCCCAAGCAGCCTGCTCGTCACCGAGTGCTGGAAGCGCTTTAGGATCAGTCCACAGCAGCAGCCTGGCAAACGCCGCTGCCAGAACATCATCGTGCTCGAGCGCGGCATAGACTGCGCCCTCGGTAGCGATGACGTTCCGGACGCGGCAGACGGCCAGCGCGTGCTCACGGCTAGCAGAGTGACGCAGCACGCCGCGCACTCCGCCGCCCTGCTCGAACTGCCAGAAACCTTTCGCTGGCCCGCCGATCTGTTTGCGGTGCTCGAATCGAGACTCCTGCAGGCCGATAGCCAGCATCTGCACCTCAGCCGCCACGCTATTCATTCGCGCAGGCAGCATCGCGAGAGCGGGCGCTATGGCTCGCTCCCGTATTTCAGAGAGGGTCATGGGTAAATCCTTGGGCAAAAGAAAGCCCCGACTGGCGGGGCTGTTAGGCTGTCAATTGGGCGCTTAGGTCAGGTGGAAGATGCTCGCGCGCCAGTTCACCCAGGTACGCCAGCTGGCAATGCCGCAGCGCGCCCACACGGTCGCGCCAGAACAGCGCATTGTAAGGGTGGTATGCGCCAACTACTTAAAAAGCGGGCGCAGCTCCCGTGTCGGTCTCAGTGTCGGGATCGGGGCTGATCTCGGGATCGTGGTGCAGGCTCGGGTCTTCCTCGAACCGCAGGGTTACGAACCGACCAGTTTCGATGTCAACGGCTTCGCCGTTATCGTAACGCCCTGTCGCCGGATTCCAGATGCGCTGGAAGGTTTCAATTAGCAGCTCTCGCTTATCTCCGTCATATTCCCATTCGAGGTTGTGATAGACGTCATTGTTTCGATCTTTCGGCTGCTCTATGTACCAACCCGAAGTTGCTAGTGGCGGGCAGCCTGTGAGCACGTATTTGCCAGGCGCCACTTTCTCTAAGTTGACATCTTCAACTTCTTTCGCATCGTTTCGTTCCACCCTATCCGCATATAGGTTTACGATAGGGGATGCGGTTTTTATAAAACCATTCCCGTCCACCGTAGTGTTGCCGGTGTGACGGTAGGTGCGCCAGGGGCTGTATGCGCCGCCGTTGCCACGCACGCGGAACGCACGCCGCCCTTCTGGGGCGGTCGAAAAACCGTAATCATATGCCTCTTGTACAGCAGACGAGCTGGTATACGTTTGTTGGGTTTCGATGTAGATAAAACTACCGAACCCCGGCGGGAACGTACCCGGATTACTGCTCGCAAACAGACCCGACTCGCCCCCCAGCAGCGCATCCACGTTCTTCCCGGCAGAGCCAGAGTAGTACGCCCCGTAGTTGGCTAACGCGGCGTACCGCGCCCCCTCCGTTGTAGCCACCGCCCCGGCAGTGGTATCAGTCGGCCCAGTCTGCACCGCCTTTGTCGCCGCCGTCCCGAGCCCGAACATATCCCGCGCGGCTTGCTTCTGCGCCGCCGTGCCTGGCAGCGCCGCCGGATACAGCTCGGCAAAGTTGGCAATGGCCTTTTCGAACGCCGTGCGGGCGCTGTCGCCGCCGGCGCCGCTGCCGGTGGCGCCGAGGTTGATGATCTGTTGTGGCATGTGACATACCTTTATTTGGGCAATAAAAAACCCGCACTAGGCGGGTCGTAAGTTGCAAAGTTTTTGAATCAGGCGATGAACAGCCGCGCGAATACCGCGGGAACATTCCCCTTATTGATGAACACCGTGCCACCTGGACCCTGTTGGTATATTTCCGCGTAGTTCTGGCTGTAGTTGAGGCTGATCGATGTCGGTGAAGCCGAGGGGGAAGTTGCCGATAGCGCAGGAAGAGTGAACGGATTGATCATCACATATTCATCCTCGGCCACGGTGTATGCTGCACGCCAGTAGTAGTGGCCCGCTAAACTTCCAGATACGGCCCCAACATACGACCAGCTTTGCACGACGTTTGTAACTACAGCAGGGGCTGCGCCAGAGTCGTAAACCCGTGCGCCGGCGCCGTTCCATATTCGCAGTCCATATGTAGCCGATGCAGTCGGTGCGAATACTGCGGCAAACCACTTCCCTGCCGGCAAGTAAGCCACGTTCTGAGAGCTGATGCGAAAGCCGGTCCAATTTCCAGAGCTGCCAAGGATCGACATCGCGTAATAAAGCTCTGTCCCGGTGCGTGTCGACGGGCGGATAAACACGCAAGGAGGCTCTGCCGTCGTGATTGGCTGAGGGAAACTAACAGTGACCGTCATTGACGACCCCTGGTAGTTTCCTTTGCTCAGCACCGAGAGTCGTGGAGTATCGGCATCGATCTGCACATACCCGTCGTCATTGATTGCCAGAAAGCCATAGGAGCCCGAAGGCCCAGGCGCGCCGGCCGCGGGGCGGAACTTCATCACCAGAATGCGCACCGTATTGCGCGTGTCGTTCGAGCTTGGCGCACTCGGGTGATACCGCGTTACCTGGATATTGTTGGTCTGCACAGCGATGTGCGGCATGTAGCTGTTGTCGATCGTCCCGGTCAACGCGAGCACAACCGCGCAATGGTTGGCAGCGTTTCCGGTTATTGGGATATTCACCAGCGAAGTGTTGGCGAAGTTCACCAACACATTCGCCACGATTTGATAGGTGAACGTCGACGTATCAAGCTGCAGCCGCCCAAGCTCATCCCAAGTTCTAAGCCCTCCGATCATGCTGTTAAATCCCCCGCCTGCACGCGCAGCACGTTATTGCCGTCCCAGAACTTCAGCGCCCGATGTGTCATCTGCATCCGTCCTTGGCCGGCCACGCTACCGTTGATTTCAAACGTGCCTGCCTTGTCCAGCTTCCACCCCTGTTGCCCGGCCACATAGTTCGTGGACTGCAGAGCGTCCGCGATCTTGGCCATGGTGATAGACGCATCGCCGATCACCGCCGAGTTGATGAACACCTGGCCGCCCTGAATCACGAACGGCGTGCTGATCACACCATTGGCGGTATTGATCACAGCGAACCGATCGGCCTGGAACAGAACCTGCGACTGCATCCCCTCCGGCGTGTTCTCGATGCCCAGCCCCATGCCGGCGGCGTAATACTGGCCGTTACTGGTAACGCCCAATTTCACCGAGTACATGGCCTGCAGCTTGCCGTCCATGGTCGCCAGCGCCGTGCTGGTGGTCTGCACCGAAGCCGACGCGCTGTCGGCCTTGGCCTGGGCGGTGTCGATGCGGGTCGACAGCGCGCCGTCTGCATCAGCGCGGGCCGTGGCCTCGCTCTGCAGGGCGGCGGCAATGTCGTTGTTCACCTTGGCGCTCAGCGTCTCGACCTGCGACGCCAACGCGCTGTCGGCCGTGGCGCGGGCCGTCTGCTCGGCCGTGATGGCCGCCGCGTTCTCCCCCACCTGCGCAACCACCGTGTCAATGCGCTGACCAAGGGCCATGTCCTCGGATGCGCGGGCGGATTGCTCCGACCACACACCCGCCAGCACCGAAGTGGCGCCGGCGTTCCAGCTGGTATCGCCCGCCAATGGCGGGTTGATCTGCGCGGAAATGCCGTCGATGCGGCTGGCCTGGCTGGACAGCGCCCCTTCTGTGCTGGTCACGCGAGTATCCAGGGAGCTGATGGCGCCGGCCTGGGCCGTGTTCAAGTTCTCGGTGTTGGTCACCCGGTTGGTCAGCGAGGTGATCGACTGCCCTTGGCTCGTCAACGTGTTGCCTTGCTGCGTCACCGTGTTGCTCAGGCTGTTCAAGGCCTCCGCAGTGGCCGCGGCGGGAATGCGCGGGTCGGTGGTGTCATCCCAGGTCGTACCGTTCCAGCGGCTCAGCTTGTTGTTCTGACCAGCTGTGGTGTTGATCCACAGGTCACCCACCGTCAAACCAGTGGTCGGGGCTGTTGCCTGCCGATAGGTGCGCGTCTTCGTGCCGACCGTATTGGTCAGACTGGTAATCGATTGGCCTTGTGAGCTAATCGTGCCTTCAGCGCTGGTCACGCGCGTGTCGAGCGCCTGCAGCGCGCTCGCATCCGCCTTGGTGGCCAAGCCCGAAAGGGCATTGGCTGCCGCGGCAGCGGCGTCAGTGGCCACCTTGTCAGTCACCGCGACCCACGCCGAGCCGCTCCAGCGCTTGGGCGTGTTGGCATTGTTGGTGGTGTCGATCCATAGGTTTTGTGCCAGCCGGTCGGCCGTTGCAGGCGCCGCCGACTGGACAATCACCTTGCCCTTGCTGCCGGCCAGGGTTGCCGCATCCTGCGCCGCCTGCTGCGCCGTCTGCACGTTCTGCTCAGCCGTATTGACGCTGGCGGACAGCGCCGTGATCGATTGAGCCTGCGACGACACAGTGCCAGTTAACTGGTCGACCTCAGTCTCGACGGTTGACATGCGCGCAGACAGGGCTGACACGAGTTCGCCAATCGACGAGTAATCGCCAATCTTCTCCCAATAGGCGGCATCAGAGACTGGCGTTCCAGCCTGCACATCCTGAATCGCTCGGTATAGCGCCCCCTCAAATTTGACAAGCGCGCCCTCTAGGTACGATTCCAGCGGGTCGTATTCTGGCGCACCCGTGATCTCATTAAGCTGTGTCTCGATAGCCTCCAGCTGCGCATCGACCAGATTCTGCAAATCCAGAACACGTTGGCTGACCGAACCTGGGCCAGTGCCATCGATTAGGTCGATGCGGTCCAGCAGGTGCTGACCAAGCTCGGTTTCGCTGATCTGGCCTGCGATGTACTCAAGGATTGCCGTTGCGTCAGCGCTGGACTGCCCCATCACCCAATCAGACCACGGGCCAATGTTGCCGGTCCTGTCGATCAGCCGAGCCCGGAACCAGAACGTCACGCCAGCGGCCAGGCCGGTCATGGTGTGCGTGTTGGCCGGATATGCGTAGTCGCCGAGATGCAGCGCGTCCTGCTCGCTCTGCGTCGAGCCATACTGAATCTCGGTGCGCAGCGTGTCTTCTGCGCCGGCGGGAAACCCCCAATCCAGACGGATGCCGAAAACCTCAGGCACCGCATTCAGGAAAGCCACCGCGGGCGGCGTTCCGGCCTTGCCGGCCAGATCGATCGCTTCGCTGTAGCCCCACGGGCTCGTCACGTCCAGGCTGTTCAGTGCGCGGACGCGGATCTGGTAGGTACCGGCGTAGATGCCGACCACGTCAATCTCCGTGCCACCAACGCGCCCTGCATACACCCAGGCCCCGTCGCCGCGCTTCCACTCCACGTCGTAGCGGGTGGCGCCCGGCGCAGCATCCCACAGGATCGTCATTGTGGTGACGGCCAGGGTCTGCTCAATCATCCAGTCGCTGATGGCGCGGATGTTCTGCGGTGCCGCCTGTACGCTCGACGGAATGGCCGTAATCGGACGCTGGCTGATGATCGCCCCGCTGTCGACCGCGGCGTGCTTGCCCTCGACGTACTTGCTCGCCGTGATGGCATATTCCAGCGGACCGGACTCGGCGATGCTGACAATCCGGTAGCGCTGGGCCGCCAGGCTGGTCGATTCCCAAGCCCACACACTCTGCGCGACAGGCGCTGCGTCGAATGCAGGCGCGACGGTCAGCTGATGCCCGTCTACCGCGACGATGCTGCGGGTCTGCGCGACGCCGCTCGGAAGAATACAGGTCAGCTCGTCGCCGCTCTGAACGCCTTCGACCTTATCCACGGTGACGACGGTCGTCGTTGCAGCGCTCAACCGGCCGCCAATCCGGCGCCCAGCCCGAGCATTGTCAGCCACTCGAATGATCTGACCTGGGCGCGCACGGATGCCGTCAAGCCCGACAGAGAACGTGACCGTTTCCGTCTCAAGCAGGTTGGTCAGCAGCGCCCAGCGGCCGGCACGTTGCGCCTGACCCTGCGACGTGCAGCCGAGCGCCGTGATTTCGGCAGTCTGGACGCCGAAACGAACTATAGCGTCGTCATCCTGCACATACTCGACCTTGCGGCGGTACATGTCGGACGGGTCGTTCCAGTCCACCAGAACGGCGCTGTAGCGGGTGCTGCGCTTGCTGCCCTTGTAGCTGAACTTGCCGTTTTTGACGTTGGCGTTGGTGTAGGTGTAGACCGGGTCAGCGGGCATATCGGCCGAGACGATCGCCTGACCGGCGCCCCAATACGTGATACCGCGGAACACTGCAGCGATGTCCTGCAGCGCCTTGTAGGCATCAGCGCGCTTCTGCAGGTAGAGGTTGCAGACGAAGCGCGGCTCCATACCTCCCTGGCCGTCGCTGACCAGCTGATCGCAGTACTGACCGATCTGGTACAGCCCCCACTTGTCCACCTGGCTTGCATCGATGCGGTCACCCAGGCCATAGCGAGGATGCAGCAGCAGGTCGTAGTACACCCACGCCGGGTTGTTGCTGTACGCCAGTTGGAACGTGCCGTCCCAGATGCCGGTGTAGGTGCGAGTTTCCGGGCTATAGTTGCTCGGCACGCGAATGATGCGGCCGCGGGCATGGTAGCCACGGCGCGGCACCGAGCCGCCGAATGTTTCTGCATCGAACGAAACCCCAACGATGGCCGAGTTCGGATAGCGGAACTTGGCGTCGATGATTTCAGTGATCGACTTGATGTTTACCGTGTCGGCGATGGTTGACGACGTGCTGTTCGGGGTCAGTCGGCGCACGCGCACACGCCAGCCGCCAGAGCCTGCCGGAAGATCGATGCGCACCGAGCGCTCATAGCCGCCCGAAGTCTTTCCATCAAAGGCGCCCTTGAGCACCTCCTGGTAGGCGGCCATGCCGACCGCTACGTCGATGGCGTACTCGACGCGGTAACCGGTGGTATCGCCGTTGCTTGCGTTTTGTTTAACCAGGCGCGGCACGGCGAAGTTGATGCGCACCGCGGAAAGGTCTGGGTTGGTGACCGAGCGAATCCAGGGCGCAGAGGCCTGCAGCTCAACGCCGATGTTGATTTCGTTTTCGACCTGCGGGAAGCCGGCCAGGTAGGACTGGTCCTGGCTGCCGGTACGTTGCTCCCAGCTAAAGCCGCTGAAGGACGAGCCGCCGCTGGTCGAGGCCGGAGTTTCGTCCAAGTAGATGGACGCCGAGCCGTTGACGAGCCCGTAGATTTCGCCCTCGGAGATGAGGTCGATCAGGCGGGCATAGGCGATGCTGACGAGGCTGTCCGGCGACTCCTTGGGGGTGCGTGGCTTTGAGCTGCCGCCCTTGGCGCCCTTGATCATTGCTGTCATACCCGGTCCTCAACGTAAACGCCACCAGAAATCACCGCAGACCCGACGATCAATTCGCCGTAGAGAAGCGGTACAGGGTTGCCTTGGGCCTCGGTATTGACCGGGCCATTGAATGCGTAACTGGATCGGTTGTTGGCCGAGTCGGCTGACTCTGCGGCGCTTGGCTGCGGAGAGAGCATCATCACCGCGCCGCCGATTGCCATTGCAGCTCCCGCCATCATCATTGCCGGGCCCCAGGTTGATCCGCCCGTAAAGAAGCCTGCGACGATGAGCACGGTGCCGACCACAACTTGGAATATCCCGCCCTGCTTGGCGCCTGCTGGAATTGGCGCGATCCGAATGTCATCCTTGCCGGACGGGTGGCCAAGCGCCTCAGCGCCGACATTCTCGCGGCCGTAGAACACCGCGTATCCACCCGGCGCATTGGACATGTGGCTCTCGAAGCCAGGCAGCATCACGCACAGCGCGCGCACGGCTTCGGCGGCATTCGCTACGGCCAGGCGGTGAACGCGACCGAACTTAGCCCCCAGCTTTCCGTACAGCCTGATTGTCTTGAGTTTCATGGCGCCAAATACTCACTGTCTTTTCCAGCCAATAGCCGCCATACGGGTCGCGCTTTGAGTCGCGCCCGTAGAGGTGATGGAGGATTGATTGCGGGGCCGGGTAGTGCTCCGGCTCGGAAGCCAGCACGCCCGACTCGAGATAAATGCCAGCGTGGTTCGGTACCGGGGATCGGATCTGCATCAGCACAACGTCGCCGTGCTGCAGGTTGCTCACCGGGCGGAAGCCGGCCTTCGGCAGCAGCTCCCGGTAGTAGTCCTTCCCCTGATCCCACCAGCCGTCCTCGCGCTCGTAGTGGCCGAGGTCGACGCCAATTTCGCGCTGGTAGAAGTCGAGAACGATGGACAGGCAGTCATGCACGCCATGGACGAACTCTCGGCCGATCAGCGGCGCCTGCCAGCCTTCTGGCTTGAGCCAGACGTGCTTCCCCGCCTTGCCCTGCTCCACCGGAATGATTGCCCAAGGCAGGCCAGACTCCTCGCAGGCGACCCTGTCCGCCACGCTAGGCTGAGCCGGATAGTCTGGGTGGCTGTGCACCACGGCCTGGACCTCTCCCTCGCGCATGGCCGCCTTGTAGTCGGCCGGGTCGATGACGAAGTGCTCGGATGGCGTAGAAGCCGCGTTCCGGCAAGGCCGATAGTGGCCGTCTACCACGAGACCGCACGATTCGACTGGATAGCAGGATTCCGCGTGTCGCTTTGCCGCTGCCGGTAGTCGCATGGTCTGCACCCACAAAAAAGCCCGCACGAAGCGGGCCTGCGTTTAACTGGAAATAGCTATCGAACCAACCCGGCGGCTGCGAACCCACCGAACGGCAATTCACCGTTCTCGCCGAACCGTAGCTTGCAGCTCTGCAGTCGCTTGCCGCATTTATCCCGCGCCGCATCCGTCGTGATGATGTCGTACTCATCCGCCACTGGCGGGCCGGTGTAGCCGCATTCCGCGCTCCGGTACCGCCACGAGCAGTGGTTCGCGATGATCTGCCGCCGCGGAAGCTGAACGCCCTGGAAGTCCATGGCGCTGGCCAGTTCGAACTCCACTGCCTCGGATGTCTCGCCGACCTTCTGCTCGATGAACCAGATCTCCGGTGGGAATTCTTCGTCCGGATCGGCATCGGGCATTCCATCCAGGTACTTGGCCAGCGTCCGGCGGCGGGTCAGCTTGGCGCCAACCATGTCGTCGAACTCAAGGCACAGCGCCGTGATGAATCCGCCAACGTTGCCCATCTTCAGCGACGGCGAAGGATTGCGGCTGCCGCTCATCTCGAACCCGCTAGCCTCGAGCGGCCATGGGCCGTACTGCACACCCTTAAAGCTGATCGGGCCAGCGTCGTGGCTGTGGAAGTGGTACACCTCAGCACCAATCGCCTCAGCGTCGAGGGTGTAGAGCGTCACGACCTGCCCGGGCTCAAGGCGCTGAACGTCTGTCGAGAGCGTCATGGCGCGTGGACCTCTTCAAAGCTGGCAGAGAGCTGGAAGTTTCCAGCCCCCTTCGCGGTCAAGGTGTAGCCGGACCGGCACTTGAACAGCTTCGTCGCGCCCATCGGAGTGACCCACTGGAACGCCTTGTAGCCTCCCTGCCGATCCAGGAACTCGGCCATCGCCTTAACCGGCATGCCGCCGCCGGTCTCCCAGTGCCCCATGGCCGAGATGCGCCACGCCTCTGTGCGGGTGTTGATGCCGTCGCCGGCCTCTTGCGAATACCCGTCGCCGAAGTCAGTACGCAGCGCCCGCTGGGACACATCGATGGAGGCTGAGTTGTCGATCGGAAAGTCGAAGGTCTCAATCATCGTCCTGCTCCATAGAGGTTCCAAAGCAGGCCGCCCGGGCGGGATTCACGCTCGATCTTGGTAATAACGACGGCGTTGATCGTGTCAGCCGTGACCTGCCCCTGCTTACGCATTTCCTGCTCGCTCATACCAGCCTGCCCCTCGACCGTGACCGGTGCGTGGATCGTGATCTGCGGCGCCCCGCCCCCGCCTTTCCGGTCTGCCAGGTAGTCCTTCAGGTCGGAGTTTGTGCGGCGGTCCACGACGCGCTCGCCGCGATCCAGAAGCCAGGTGCCTTCCTTGGGGATGTTGTCGATACCGTCGTGGGCCATGCCCATGAGGGAAGCTGCGCTTACCGCCGCCACCATAGGTGCGGTCGCGGCAGTTGCTGCAGCGGCAGCGGCCGGCGCCATGGCTGGACCGACCATTGGAATCGCCGCCGTCGACGCATAGGCGTTCAGCGCCGCTTGGTGTGATGCGGCTGTTGCGTTGGAAATCATGCCGGCGGCCGCTGAGCTTTGCGTCGTCTTACCAACAAGGAGCTGGACGGCCTGATAGGCAAGCCATTGAGCAGCCATCTGACCCAGGGCATTCACGACCGATCGCGCCATTCCTTCCGCAAGGCCTGAAACCGCATCGCCTAGAGACTCGGCATCGAATACCATCGACTCGAAAGCATCACCGAAGCGACCGGTGAAGTTCTCCAGCATGACGCTTGACAACTCGTCAAACGAAGTAAGGTTTTCCTGAGCAGCAAGCATGTATCGCTCCCAATAGGAGCCGTTCGCCTGAATCATTTGCTCGTCATGCTCTTGCTTCAGGGCAACCGCCTGAGCCAGTGCCGGCGTTCCTTCCAGAATCGAGTTAAGTTCGTCTCCGCGGAGCGAGCCAGATGCCAGTGCTTGGCCAAACTGACGCATCGCACCCGCGGCCGCCTGGGTATCCGCGCCGCTGAGTGCAATAGTCCGGCTCACTGTCTTGGTGATCGCCTCGACCTCAGAGAACGAAAGGCCACCTCTTTTGCCTTTGCCTCGGCATCGGCCTGGCTAATCTGCTCGCCATAGTCCGCTGAATCTATCTCCTGCCGAGTCGGCGGCGCAGCACAGCCAGACAAAGCTCCGATCACGCCGGTCAGCAAAAGAACTATTACGAAACGCATGGTTTACCCCTCCCTGTAGAAAGCACCGACTTTACCAAATCGGCGCCCTACTGGCTCGCCACGCGTTGCTCAACCGATGCCAGGCGTCTAAGCAGCATGATCTCGTGCGGCTTCAGCGTGTGGCCGTAGAGGTCAGCCCACGCCTTCAGCTCGACGAGCGAGCCTATCGGCCTGGCCGAGCAGTACCACTCCCACACGTAGGCCAGCTCAGGCGGGCACGGCGGGCCATCCAGGCGAGATGGGCGCTTCCCCGTCTTATCGGCAATGGCTTCGAGCTGCGCGCGGACGGTGATGCGCTTGTCCGGGCCTTTCTTCGGCCTTGGCCCAGCTGGACGCAACAGTCCCAGTTGATGCTCGGCGTGCGCGATCAGTCCTTCGGCGAGCCCGTCGAGCTTTTCCCAAAAAAACGGCGGCGGTCGCTCGCGAACCGGTCAACCTCTGTGGCGATGTAGGGCGATTCGCGCAGGAACTCCAGCAACGCGGCCTCGGAGAACTCTGCATCGAATGACCAGCCGATCACGAGTGCGGCATTCAACTTGAACTGCCCGTCATCCTTCAGCCAGCCCTGGCAGGTGCAGTGCTTGGCCAGAGACTCGAGGATCTGAGCCAGCAGCTCGGCATCGCGATTCACGGTCACAACGATCTCCCGCTCTGCATTCAGGGCCTTGCTGATGGCCGCCGGGCTGACGCCCAAAGCCTTCGCTACGGCTGCCTGACCCTTCTCGGCAACGAGGTCTGGCAATGGTTTTTTCTTCATTCCGGCATCTCTAGTTAGTGGACCTGAGCGAATCTTAACCGCCGGTTAGGACGATTGCAACACCGCCGGTTGGCGCGAAAAATTAACGGACGGTTTAAATTGCGCGCATGAGCAGAAAGAAAGAGTTGTCGCCAGAACAGAGAGCCGAGTGCGAAGCGGCCAAGGCTCTCTTCATGTCGAAGAAAGGCCCTCTTGGGTTAACGCAGGCAAAGCTGGCCGATGCCGCAGAGATATCGCCGGCAGCCGTCGCCATGTACCTGAACGGCACCAATCCGCTGAACGCCAGGTTTGCATCTGTCCTGAGCGTCATGATCGACGAGCCAGTTGATCGGTTCAGCCCGCGCCTTGCCGCCGAACTCTCATCAATGGCGCAGGCTGCAAAGGTCAGCTATCAGATCGATAGCGCCACCCATGACCTTGGGGTCAGCGAGCGATCGCCAGGCCCTGGACATTCGCCCAGCGAAAACGATTACGCCTTGATACCGCAGTACGATGCACGCGGCGCCTGCGGTGATGGCGCGCTGAATGATCACGTCGAAGTCACTGGCGGGCTGGCATTCAAGCGCGACTGGCTTCGCCGTATGGGCGCCAAGCCGCAGCACCTGTTCGTTATCTACGCGACCGGCAACAGCATGGAGCCCTATATTTTCGAAGGCGACGTTGTGCTGTTCGATAGCGCAGACACGACTCCTCGTGACCGCCAGGTATATGCGATCCGGCGACCAGACGGCAGCTTGAGCATCAAGCGCATGGCGCAGCAGATATCAGGGAGCTGGCTGATTCGCAGCGACAACCCGGACAAGGCGCGCTATCCAGACGAGGAGGTTTCTGCCGCCTCAATGGATGAGGTGCCAATCATGGGCAGAGTGATCTGGCGCGGCGGCGCGCTCGGCTGACATAGCCGTAAACCCTTCTATTCCGCACCCTCCAGCCAATGTACGGGCCTAGGCATGTCCTAGGCCATGTCGAGCCCGGCTGATTCCTGATTCCTGATTCCTGATTCCTGATTCCTGATTCCCTCAAGAGGGCCTCGGCAGAGCCTCGGGGCGGATTTCGTTCGCCTATCGAAAAAATATTAACCGGCGGTGTTGACACGCAAACTACCGGCGGTTAATGTTCACCCATCGACGCAGCAGCACCGCGTCAGGGCCTGAAAAGCCCACGCTCTTTAAAACTTCAGGATCAGCGCGGCGGGGTCTGCTTCGGCATCCAGCGCGCTCTACAAATTCCCCGCCCCATGCCAGCTCTGGAACTGGCCGTGGCTCCACATGCAGCCACGCGAAGTTGCGAAATGTCACCCGGTGCGACGCCAGTTGCGGCAGCGGGCAAGAGACGACTCAGACAAGGAATCGCAGCGGAGAGAGGTAATTCGGGATTTCCGAATTATCAGCCCAGCCCACCGTGGCAAGTAACGGAGGCCAGCAAGACCGAATCGAATTAGCGCTCCGAGCCTCGGCTATGAGGAGCGCCGGACCTCCTGCTGTGTGCCTCACTCAACCGGCACCAGGGCTGTACGCAGCAGGTTGTATATACCCAGCGACCACGCGCCAACGCTGATCGAGGCGCGTGAACAGGGAAGCCCACCGCCAACCAATCGAAGCCTTACGGCCTGCAATCAGCAGCGGGCACGAAGCGCACGAAACGAGCGACAGAGTTTCCTGATGGCCATTCGCGAGAGTGGCCATTGGGAAAACAACCGAACGGAGCAACACCATGAAGCAGAAGATCCCAAGCGTTGCCGAGCTGATCCGCGAACACAGCCAGGCGCGCTACCTGATGGCAAACGATGAACGTTTCGGCACAAAGCCGGCCGGCGACTCCTACTGGATGGCCCAGCAAGCTCGCGAGCTGATGGTCAAGCAGTACGCCTAACCCAGCCCCCGCAGCTTGGCTAAAGGCTGCAGCGGGGATTAACAGAATGGAGAGAGAGCATGAGCGAAGTAAGCCGAGAAATGCCGCGATATCAGAGCCATAAAGACGTATGGGCGCTGAAAATCAAGTCCATCAACGAGGGCGTCAGCAATGATCAATTTGCCGAGCTCGTCTTTGAAGATAGTGGATATGCCCCGCTTTACGTTTCAGCTGACTGGTTCTACTCCAGAAAGCCTCAAGAAGGCGGCTACTACGTAGTTTACAAGGATGGATACTCCTCTTTTTCTCCGGCAAAGGCATTTGATGAAGGGTATGTGCCGTATGGCGGCTCGATGGTAGACGTCAGGCAGCTTATGACGTTTTACGGATGCGCGACTATTTACGAGCTGATCGCAGAACAGCAGAACCACGTCAAACAGCTTCAAGAAAGACTCAAACCATTCCTGACGGAACCTCACCAGATAAACCGAGTGCGTGAGGGTTAGAAGACGCATCTAGCTCCACTGTCACCCATCAGCACATAGGAGGATGAGATGAGCGGAAATACGCCGGGGCCGTGGGTTGTCGAGCGTGCCGATGACGCCTATTGCATCGCAAGTGTTGGAAACCTCGTTGTCATGCCATCAAGCGGGGAGGTCAAGCATGACAATACAGAGGCAGATGCCCGTCTGATATCTGCCGCGCCTGATCTGCTCGAAGCACTTGAGATGATCGTGGCGGAGGCGGATAGCTACACGGCCAGAACCGGAAAGCCAGTTTACAACTGGCTCGATCAGGCCCGCGCCGCCATCGCCAAGGCCAAAGGCCAGCCATGCTAACCACGCTATTCCTTCTCGCCGTCCTCGCCGCGCTGTATGCGTGGGAGTGGTGGCGCCATAAACCCTGACCCAGCCAGGCCAGACCCCAAGGTCTGCGATAACCGTAGGCGCGCGGTGCTGGTAGCGCCATGAACATCAGCTGGAGCCGATCCGGCGTCACGGAAGACAACTCCTGCCTAGCGCCTGCCGGGAATCGGTAGCAGGCCGAATGGCTCACGTAACGAGCCTGCATCGGAGAGTGATTTGGCGCGGACCGCGAGCTTGATGGCGGCAGGCGTGAACGGGTAGCTCCCATTTAGCGTCCGCCGGTGCTGGACCTGATCAATCCGGCGAAAAATCCAGCATGCCTTCACCATCACCAGCGGCTCTGTCTTTGACGAAGACGGAAACGAAACGGAGATGGATCTGAATGGTTGCGCAGCGGTTGCCGATGAGCACGCGGAGCGGATCAAAGATCGGCTGTGGAACATGATCGACGCCAAGCGGGAGGCAGCATGAAGACCGACATCCAGAAGGCCGTATTCGACCTGTTCTGCATCTGCCACGACGTGACGCAGGCCGGGCAATACGAGGCGTACCTCTCCTACGCCGGCAACACAAACGGCATCTACGTCCGCGTCTACGACAGGGCAGAGGATCAGACGGTGTTCAGTCAGCACTACTACCTCAACGGGCTGACCGGCGAAGGCGACCCGGACCTGATCGACAAGCTCCGCGCCCTATCCGATCGGGTCAGCGAGTTCCTGCTACCAGCACAGGAGGAGGCGGCATGAGCAAGGAAGTGGAGCGATACACGTTTGTTTGCGACATAGAAAACGAGGAATACGTCCTCGCATCCGACTACGACGCCCTTCTCGAAGAGCGGGATCGGCTGCAGAAGGATGCCGAGCGGCTGGACTGGCTGATGAGCCAAGACAACTGCGTCGTACAGGAAGCCACTAGTGGTTTCTGGCTGCAGTGGATCGACGAGCACGACCCGCAGCTGAGCCGCTACCAATCCGGGGAATACCCAAGCGGCCGCGAAGCCATCGACGCCGCCCTGCAAGGAGCCCAGCCATGACCATTCACAGCCTGAAGCATGACGCCCACGTGAGCCACCCCGGCCTGCCTAAAGCCAGCTGGATCAGCGTCGACTTTCGAGGTTTCTCGCTGCGCCGGCCTCGGATCATGAGAATGCGGCTGGCAAATGCGGCGAGCTTCTGGGTTCTCGGGATCAATATCGTGATCCGCCGCCCGTGGCTTGCAGGGCCTGCCCGCCAGCTGCATCCCGAGCTGTTCAAAGGAGCCCAACCATGACCCTCAAGAACCTAGCCGGCGCCTTCCTGCTGTATGGCGGAGTGGCGCCTTTCTTAGCGGCTCTCGCCTACGTGGCGCTATTGGGGGGTGTGTGATGGCGTCGAGTTATCAAAAAGCCAGGCGCCTAGCGTTCTGGAAATTCTACGGCTACGGCCTGGCAGTGTTCTCGCTGCTGGCTGTGATTAGCGGACTGGCAGGGAAGGTGACGGGATGAACGCTCAAGAACGCAAAGCCTTCGCCGAGACCATACGCCCCGCAGTGAATGGCCAGTCTGACAAGTTCTCCTGGCGGCTATATCAGCGGGCTCTGAAGAAGGGGCGTGAGCAGGTCTATCTGATGGCGTGGAACGTCATCGATGGATACCGCGCTCCGAGCCTCGGCGACCTAGAAGCAGGGAATACGCCAGCCTACCAAATTGCAATCGGCGTGAAGGCAGATGGCTGGTTCCACGGAAACAATCTTCGCAACATTTGCACCCCAGGCTCGGCCAGGCACGACTGGGCGTATAGCCCAGCCCACCACGTGGACGAGTGGATCGAGATTACCGACTGGTTCTGGGAGAACTACCTACGCGTCGGCCGCTGCCTGTTCTGGAAGTACGAACACAACTGGATTGCCATCAATCGCAACGCACGCAAGTGCGCACATTGCGGGGAGCATCAGCGCCGCAGCATTAGGACAAAGCGCGTTATCGAGCGAAAGGAGATTTGGGCATGAACCGCACCCTCCCCCTCCCCTACGACACCGGCCCGCACGACGACACCCCATCAGGCCACAGCTTCGCAGCGGCATGGTGGACCCTTACCGGGTTCGGCGTCCTTTCCGCAACGCTCGCTTTCGGCCTCATTGGTGAGGCGGCGATCTTTCACTTCTTCGGAGGTTGAGCATGAACAACCAGAACATGAGCATCTGGAGCCAGGTTGAGAAGACCGCCCCAGAGGCCACCAAGTCCGCGAAGGTCAACGGCCAGCAGATCACGAGCATCAGCGGCCAGCACATGATCAAGCGCGCAACGGAGGTGTTCGGCCCGGTCGGTATCGGCTGGGGCTGGACGGTAGCCGAGGAGCGCTTCGACCAGGGCGGCGAGATCCGCAACGACAAGGGCGAGCTGATCGGCCACGAGGTCGGCCACACGATCCGCGTGAAGCTCTGGTTCATGCAGGGCGACAAACGCGGCGAGGTCGAGCAGTACGGGTGCACGCCGTTCACCTACAAGAGCAAGTGGGGCGTCACCACGGACACCGAGGCGCCGAAGAAGTCGCTCACCGACGCAGTGAAGAAGGCGCTGGCGATGCTCGGTTTCAGTGCTGACATCTTCCTCGGGCTCTACGACGACCGCGACTACGTGGCTGAGCGTGAGGCCGAAGCCCAGCTCGAGCAGGCCGAGAACAAGGAAGCCGAGGCGGCGCGTCAAGCGCAAGAGCGGCTCGACTGGCTCAAGGCTGCACTCGACACGATCGCCGGCGCGCAGACCATGCACGAGCTTTCCAAGCTTCATGCCTCTTACGTTCGCAGCGCCACGCGCCGCAATGAAGACAAGTTCGTCAAGCGCCTAGCCCTGGCATTCGATGAGCGCAAATCCCAGCTTGAGCAGAAGGAGGCGGCATGAGCGCACTCTACGAGATCACCGGCCAGTTCAAGGAGCTGGCCACGCTGCAGGAGACGGCCGACGAGGATCTGGCCGTCGCCATCCGCGACACGATGGCGGGCATAGAAGCCGAGTTCAACGACAAGGCGCTTGCCGTGTCGCACGTCATCCTGAACTTCGACGCCGACGTTGCTGCGCTGGACAAGGAAATCGAGCGCCTGCAGGAGCGCAAACGGCTGGTCACCAACCGCCAGCGCGAGATCAAGGAGTACCTGCGCGAAAACATGGAAGCGTGCGGAATGACGAAGATCAGCTGCCCGCTCTTCACCATCACCCTGGCCAAAGGCCGCGAATCAGTAGTCGTGGATGACGAGAACAGCATCCCGGACGACCTGATGCGCGTGAAGACCGAGATCGCGCCAGACAAGACTGCCATCGCAGCCAAGCTCAAGGCCGGCGAGGAAGTGCCCGGTGCGCGCCTCGAGCGCGGCCAATCATCCATCCGCATCAAGTAAGGAGCCAGAATGGCCAAGCACAAATACGACGTGGTAGCCACGGTCGGAAAGTACGAGAAGAACGGCGAGACCAAGTACATCAGCCGGAAAGTCGGCGCGGTCATCCAGACCGACAAGGGCTTCCGTATGAAGATGGACGCCTTCTTCAATCCGGCCGGCTGCAAGGTCGACGAAGACGGCTCAATCTGGCTTGCCCTGTTTGAGCCGCGCGACGATCAGCAGCAGGGCCAGCCGCAGCAACAGCGTCAAGGCCAGCCGCAGCGCAGCCAGCAGGCCGCACCGCCTGATTTTGATGACGACCTGCCATTTGCCAACCCCTACCGCGGCGCCCGCTCGCTGCTGATCTGACCCACCCCGGGCGCCCAGCGCGCCCTTCTCCCCGGTACACACCCATGCTCATAGACAACCATGCCATAGCGCAGGGCGAGGCTCTGCGCGCGCAAATTGACGCTGCCACGGCTGCATTCCTGAACGCTGGTGGAAAGATCCAGCTGCTGCCGGACAGCATCGGCAAGCCGATAGAGATCAAGCCGGCGGCGTTCAACAACGCCGGCAACGTGGAGGCTGACCAGCGCAGCCGGAAGCGGGGCGCGCGCAACTCAGCTGTATCGAACAGCCTCCCGCTGCGCAAGCGTGGCACGCCGCAGGCCAAGCAGAACGAAATGCTCCGGCAGGAGTGGCCATGAAACGCAACCTACCCCACGCCCGGCTCAACAAACTGAGCCGGGCCATTGTCCGCCAGTTTCGCGTCGCAGTCGTGAACATGGACCCCGAAGGCCGGCAGGGGCTCGTCGACTGGAAGACCTGCCGCAGCATCGCACCGAGCCGGCAGATCGCCGAGGCCATCTGCGACATAGCCCATAGCTGGGTCATCTACCTCGCCGCGTTCTGCATCGACCAGAAGGGCGAGCAGTACATCAAGGCCAGTGAGATCGCGCCGCAGGGTATCTACCTATCGGACAGCCTCGCCGGCGTGCTGGAGGAGCACTACCGCGCCCTGGTGAAGAGCTGCAACCCGAACCACATCATCGGCTCTGGCTGGATAGCCATGCCTGGCGGCACTTCGCTGGACGAGGCGCAGGCCGCGCGGATCTTCGAGGCGTGCGGGGCCTGGAAGCCTCAAGAAGCTGCGGCCTAAGCCTTAGAAGTCAGGCCAAAGCTCGGACTTCGGCAGCACGCCGGCCACCGCCTGGCACTTCATATCGGCGCAAACAATCATTCCAACTGACTCTGAAGTTCTGGCCACATAGCGGTTCTGCACCGCGACAAATTCAATACCGCCGCACTTGCTGCACGCAGGCCTGAATTCATCGTCGCGCATTTCTTCGATACCCATCTTCATCTCCTTATGCCGGCCCCATGCCGGACGCTGACCGTATCCGATCCGCCAACCAATGAACAGACCAACCTATTGCCGAACCACGGGCGAAAGGCTAGGCGCGTGCGCCTGTTTCCGCTGCCGCCCACCGGAGGCCCCATGCGACCCAAGACCCAAATCTGGCTGCACAAGCCGACCAACACCCGCCACTACATCGCCGGAAGTAACGGTGCCGCGTTCCTGATGCAGGCGCTTAGCCGTAACCCGCGCTACGCCACCGAGGCGGAACTGAATAACGCTGCCATATGGAGCAAGGTATGAACGACACACTGAAGGTAGCCGGGCGAATCGGCGCTGAGCTGGGGGCTGCGAAGGCGGAGCTGGAGCGGTTGAGTCATAAGCTTGAGCGAGCGCGCGATCATCTGACGCACGCAAGGCATGACGTTGAAATTCGCGCTAACGCCGGAAACGATGCGGCGCGGCTAGTCTTGAAAGGGATTGATCAGTGGCTATCGGATTACGACCAATCACCCACCGACACCTTCACCGCCGTCGACATGGCCACAGCCGCAGCGCAGGGGTTCAGGGATGGGCAGGCGGCAGTAGAGCCAGCCCCGGCGCAGTGCCCCATTTGTGACGCCAACGAGGTGGTCGAGCTCCGCACGAAGCACTGCCTCAAGTGCGACGCCGACTTCGCCGGAGCAGACGAGATGTCCGCCAACAAGGCAGCCGTGTTGGCGGCCAGGGCGAAGCGGATCGAACCAGATCCGTCGATAGCAGCCTGCGAGGCAATCACGCATCGCATGGTTGACGCATTCAAGGTGGCCTTCCATCAGCATCAGCGGATGGCTGTGACCTACGATGAATCGGTGCATATTGGCCTCGCCGCCGCACTGTCGGCGCGCCCCGCGCAGACCGAGCAGCAACCTGTCCGGTTGCCCGAGCGCAAGCGGACTGAGCACCTGCCGAAAGAATACAAGACCATGACCGTAGTTCGGGCTGGCCTTGAGGCGTATAACCGCGCACTCGACGACGTGGCCGCATTGAACGCCGCCCCCATCGCGCAGACCGCCCCGCAAGGCAAGTTCCGCATGGGCGACCGCGTGAAGAAGTCCACCGGCAGCGAGTGGGTTGGTCGCGTGGTCGGCTGGTACTCGACCGAGCAGACCAAGGAAGGCTACGCAGTCGAGAGCAGCGCGCATCGCAACAGCGTGCAGATTTACCCCGCCAAGGCGCTGGAGGCAGTGGAATGAGCAAGGTATTGGTTGATCGGGAGCTGCTGGAGCGGGTCGAGCAGTGGGTGCAGGAAGACAGCACGGCCCTTGAAGAGCTACAAGCGGTTCTCGCCCAGCCCGCAGAGGCGGAAGGGGTGCGTGACTATCTGGTCGAGTTCGCCGAGGGAGAGATCGAGGCCCGCACCGCAATTGAAGAGCTGCTCGCCGCCCTGTCAGCCGTGACCGCAGAGCGGGATAGGCTGCGGAAGGATGCCGAGCGGTATCGGTGGCTGCGGGAGATGCACCAAAGTCCGTGCGGCCTCACGCTCACTATCGCCAGGGTAGGCATGATGGAGTTGACCGGATGGAGTGGCGACGATCCAGACTCTGTGATCGACGCCGCCATGGCTGCGAAGGAGGCGTGAATGGCCCTGCTACGCGATGAGATCCGCACGGCGCGCAAGGCACACCCTTGCGGCGCCTATCACTGGTTCGACCGGAGCAATTACGGCGAGCACGATGTCGAGCCGGAGGACTGGAAGACGATTGAGGCGGTTCGAGCAGATGGGTGCCAAATCCTGCCGGGCATGAAGCACATCTATCAGACCAGCGTCGATGGCGATGGCTTTGGCGAGTTCAGGGCCAGGCAAGACATGCACGCGATCTGCCGGAAGTACGACCTATATCCCGACGACTGACACCCTGGCGCCAAGTCAGGCACTCACCCCTAACCCCACCCAAACACACAGCCTGCCGGCGAGAGTCGGCGGGGAAGGAGAACTGTTGCCATGAAGAAATCAGACGCGAAACGGATTGCTGAGACGGTGACCAGCGAACAGCTGGCTGCGATGTTCGATCGGGCGAAAGTCGGCGTTACCGATTGGGAAGCCGCAAGCACAGTTAACAAAGGCATGAGTAGAGGGACAGCCTGGAACATTCTCTGGGGCTGCTTCAAGGACAATCCAAGCCCGCGCCCAACGGCAAAGGTGAACATGATCTGGGAGTTCGGAGAGTTTCTAGACCCGGCTCTGATTCCAGCCAGGCCATCCCGGCGAGCCCTCCCCGCCCCGCATCACCAAGAGCCGAACTTCGCTTGAAGGAGATAGACATGCAGCACACAGACAAGGCGATAGCAGAGTTCGAGGCGGCATACCGGACACGTTACGGCTCTATGCCAATGATGTGGAGTGACAGTGTCGCCGGATACCTTTCGGCTCACGCGGCGGGCGCATGGTGGGCGTGGCAGGCATCGCGGGAAGTTCTGGAAGTAACAATCGAGCCGGGCGACTGCTTCAGCCCGAACGACTGCGGTGACCTGGCCATATGGCGTGATGATGCGAAACGCTTGCTCGAAGCAGCCGGCGTAACGGTGAGGGGGTGAGCATGAGCCTGTGGCAATCATTCAAACGCCTGCCGGAGCAGGAGCAGAAGCGCCAGTTTGAAATCCTCGCCAAGTCCGACATGCAGCGAATCCGCATGGAAGTCTGGATAGAGGAAGAAGGCGAGCGCACGAACGTGTGCGTGAAGAATGTCCTCGGCAAGCGTTGCAGTTACTGCGGCTGCCGGGAATTGGAGGGGTGACAGATGAAATTGAGCCTTGAGAAATGGGCGGAAGCGAACTTCGATCCGGTGCCGACGCTCAACACGCTGAGGCGGTGGGCGCGGGAGGCGAAGATTTTCCCCGCCCCGGTAAAGCACGGGCGCAGCTATTATGTTGAGCCAGACGCACAGTATATCGAGCCGGGCACGCTAGCCGGGCGCATCGCGAGGGATCGAAATGGCGCCAAGGCCGCGTAAGACCGGTTCGAAAGACCTGCCGCCGAACCTGTACCGAAAGACGGACAGCAGGAACGGCGTCACCTATTACAGCTATCGCGACCCGTCGTCAGGGAAGTGGTACGGGCTTGGTGCGGACAAGGCGCAGGCCGTGCGTGAAGCTGTGCACGCCAACCATGCCGGCGCCAAGATGCAGCCGGCCCTGGTTGAGCGTATAGCAGCCGCGCCGGCCCGCAGGTTCTCGGAATGGATCGACGAGTACCGCAAGCTCTACGCAGAGCGCGACGTGTCCGACCGCAGCAAGGAAACCGTGCGCATGAGGCTGAACCGTCTCAGCGAAGCGTTGGGGCACCTCGACACGGCAAGCATCGGGACGTTTGAGATTGCCGCCTACCTGAAGACCTTCACGGACGAAGGCAAGGCGCAGATGGCACGGGCAATGCGCTCATTGCTGAGCGACGTGATGCGCGAGGCGATAGCGGCTGGATGGCGGAAGGACAACCCGGTCGAAGTGACGCGGGCCGCGAAGGTGAAGGTCAAGCGCGAACGGCTTACCCTGGATCAATGGAAGGCTATCTACGCCGAGGCCAAGCAGCCCTGGTTGAAACGAGCGATGGAGCTTGCGGTACTGACCGGCCAGCGGCGTGACGATATCGCGGCGATGCTGTTCAAGGACGTGTACGACGACCATCTGCACATCATCCAGGCGAAGACCGGCGCACGCCTGCGGATCAGCACGAAGCTGCGTCTGGAATCGCTGGGCCTTGAGTTGGGCGAGGTGGTTAAAGCCTGCCGAGATGCGGTAGTGTCCAAGCATCTCGTGCATCACAGCCGCACCGTGAGTCGCGCGACGCCGGGAATGCCGATCATGCTGGACACGTTGACCAGCGCATTTGCAGCCGCACGGGACCGCACCGGCATAGAATTCGGAGCGAGCCCGCCTACATTCCACGAGATGCGCTCACTGGCTGCCAGATTGCACGCAGCGGAAGGCCGAGATCCGCAATTGCTGCTCGGCCACAAGTCGGCAGCGATGACCGCGCTCTACCGTGACAGCCGGGGCGCCGAGTGGATCGACGTGGCATAA